GAATCCGGACATATCTAAGATGCGTTCTGCTACCTTCATAATAGGCGCAAATGCTTTCTCAGCTTCGAATTGAGCTAAGTCTTCTTTAGCGAATACTGCTTCGCCATCTTCCGTCTTACATCCATATAATACCGCAATGATAGTCATACGAACCGTGTCTTTCTGATACTTCATTACTTCTTTCATCTCAAGCGCGGATAAGGTTTTAACCGGAAGAGTTACGTCCCAATCTTCCACGAACACCTCGTCGTACTGAATATCGTTTGTTGCCATTACTTTATCGCGTAAAGCTCTCACGTCAAATTTAGTCTTTGTCATTGTCAATTACCTCCGAGTTTAGTTTTAGTTTGGGTCCGAGTATAATGCGCCTGGCACACGCTCTCGGGGGCGCTATTCAAGCTAGGGAGCTACCTTCGCCCTAGCCAGGCGGTCTTACTTAGTTAAATACGAATTATACTGCTGCCGGAGCCGTTAATGGTCCCGAGCCTGTGAATGTTAGAGTAGACTCGATAATGTCGTCATGTGGCGTACCACGTTCGAAATCAACCGATGCTAGTCCAGTGTATGACGGTTGTAAGTCGTCTTCATGGTCGAAGAACGTAATCGTAACTTTCTCCATTAGCATATCTAACCAATACTGGTCGCCGGAGATACATGTTGCTTCGCCTTCCCACGAGTAACGACCGATTAAGTGGTCCGCCCAGTCTTCGCCTGCTACGTTCGCGTCAATCTTCTCAGATGATGCAGATACAGACCATTCTCGCAATTCTAATACTGGCTGAGCTACTGCGCCGACCATAACCGACACTTTAGCGTACTGTCCTTTTTTCTTCATTGTCCAATCGCTCCTTTGTTTTTAAAGTTATTGCGTGAAAGTGCTTTCGCCAACATTCCGCAATATTTCTACGGCACCTGTAAAGTACCCGTGATTTTGATACGTCTCATTCGCTTCGTCTTGACTTGACATCGCAGCAAACGCGCTAACGTCCATCAAGAATCGCTCGCCCGTCTTGCCTGTCCCAATCTCATAAATCGGAATGCCTGTCGGGTCTAACAAGAGTGTACGCAATTCCTCACGTAACACTGCTCGCTGATGATTCGATTCTGCGAATAACCCGAGGCTATAACGGTGAATCTCCTCGTAAGACTTACGCCCTGCCGAGATGATTTCCGAATTCTCACCGAGGTATTCAATCGTAACGAACGGCTTGATTTCGTCCGTCAAGACCACGCCGTCCTCTATGATGACTGCCCGAGTGATGCCCTCGAGATACTCGTCAAGATACTTGCGGAGAGAGTACGTAAAGGTTGCTTCCATTAGCCTCGCCTCCCTATCTTAATGAGCGCCTAATCGACTTCTTGATGTCGCGCTCGATACCGCCTTGCTCCGACCAAACCGCCCTATGAAGGTAGCGGTTCTTCGTGCGATGTTCGTATTCCTGTCGTTGCGCATACGGCATATAAGAGCCGAAGATGTATTCCATCGAACCTTCTCGTGTAATGGACTTGAGGATAGAGGAACGCAAAGCTCCCGTCTCTACAGGCGCATTCTTGAAGGCTGCGAGGGTCATCTTCCTAACTCCGGCTGCTACGTCTATTTCGACTGCTGCTTCGAGTCGATTAGCTGCGGCTGAGCCTAGCGCTCGTATTACTTCGTCGAAGCCCGACGCTTGTATTCGTATCTTAACTCCCGACGTTCCTTTGCGTCCCATTACGAAATTCTCCGCAATAGAATGAAGTAGCGATTGAACTCGCCTAATCCCATCGGCTCGAGAGCCCTTACGCTGTATCGTTTACCCATTCGGATAACTTCCTCGACACCTGTAACGTCATAGTCTGTAGATACGTTTGCGACCACGTCTCCGGATTGAACTTTAACGCCGTCTACGAATTCATAGTCGCCGCCTCCGCCCATACCTCCGCCAGTTAAGACCATCCAGGTACCTAAGACCTCCGTAGGAACCTTCGAGCTTGTAATCTTCCCAGTGTACGGGTCCTCAGCGCCTAGTACCGTTCTAACAAGCGTGAGCGGCTTTAGACGTAATTGCGTTACTTCGTGTCGGGTCGCATTCATTAATTCGATGTCCATTTCGTGTAACAATCGTCATTCCTCCTCGCGCATACTAGAACAGCACCGGGACGAGGATTGAACGGCATTGTGGATGAGGATTGCGTATCTTCCGTACTGTTACGGGATACACGCCCTTACCTAAGCCGAACTCGTCTACCTGTGCGTACTGATAGCACTTGTGTCTATCGTGTGTCTCTTCGTGACCTTCGGGGAAGTCGATAATCTTCAATCCCTTGACAATAGACGAGCCTTCGGTTAGTCTAGCTACAGAGGAGCGGTATGCCGCCATAATCTCTGTGTCGACCAACCGTCGAACTCTCCAATCGGCTTCCACGAATACTTGCTCTACCTTACGAACTAAGTCCGCCATGTTGTCGCCGTTAGAGGCGCTTTGTCGGATGACTTTAGCTAGTTCGGTAGAGACCTCGTTAGCGAATCGTCTAATGCGGCTATTCGTATTCCTGCCGTCACTTTCTACTCGTCTCATTAGGCTATCAACGATAGCGGAGACGAAGGTAGTAAGGGCAATGCCGAATATGAGCGCGAACACGAACTCAATTAAGAGACCTGTTTCGAGTAGCTCGGCAATAGACATCGCTGTTACGAGTCCAGTTAATTCGAGGACGGCTATCGGACCTAGCGCAGCAATCAACGCTTCCGCCGTAGATACAGCCGATGCCCGAACGGTTTGCTCAAGTTCCATACGTAAAGTAGTCGAGTATGCAGTCGCAATTAAGCGCTCTGCGTCGTCTACAATCTCCTGCGCTGCGGCTCCTTTAGGTGTCACGCCTTTAACTGATTTCGCAGCTAGACGTTCATTAAGAGCTAGTCGCGCAGTGGATATACTTGCAAGCACCGCTTTTCGTTGCTTCGGAATCTGTCGCTCAAATGACTCGAACGATTCGATAAGTGATTGCTCTAGTTTACTTTGCGCTGATTTCGCCATGCTAAGTCCTCCTTCCGTGAGTATATGTTATGGACGGTCTCGGCGTTGCATAAATGCTACTTGCGAACCGCCCGAGCCGTCTGTGCCTTCTGATTTCTTGCGGTAATATCGCTCCCATAACTTCTCCGAGATGGATTTGTATTGGTCGGATATCATCGACTTATCAACCGCTTCCTCGCCGTCTCGATACTCAAAGTAAAAGGCGGTACGGAGGGCGATTTGACTCGTTCCGTCCGCCTCTGCGTAAAGTAATACGAGGGGGATTGCGTTGGTAGGGACGTTTTGGTCGAGTCGGAAGTTGTGCTCCATTAGCGACCATTCCATCCAATCCTGGGCGTCCAACAATGTTACATTAGGCACTTCCCGGAAGCGGCGCAATAATCGAGCTGATAACTCTTCATAAGTCGCCATTTAACGTCCTCCTACTTCTTCTCTTGTCCTCTGCGAGCCTTATTCGGTGTAGATGTCGGCTTTGGCGCTGACTCCTTAGCCTTCTCCGGTTTAGCCTCGATTTGGATTTCGACATAGCCGATGCTCTGTAAGTGCTGAGCGGACGCCTCGTCGATTTGAATTACGTCTCCGCTCTGAGCGCCATCAACGACAGCGCCTAGAACTTTGACCGATACTTTACTCAACTATTACGCAGTGTAAACGTCAGCGTGGAATAATAGCTCCGGTGATTTGATAGCCGGGAAGCCTGTCGCAACGGCACGGATGATTGATTGAATCGGCTCATCTTTGTCGTATGCGTTCAATGCGATACCTGGCTCGAAGTTGTTCTCGACAGTCGGACCGTATAAGTACTCGCCTAAACCTGCTGATACGAATACTACACGTGCTTCCGGCATGAACTCGATAACTACATCGTTGCCTGTGTATACGTCTTTAACCGTTACTTTACGGTCGCCTACGATAGTGATAGCAGGTAATCCGTAAGAACCAACAACCGCTTGTACGTCCGCGTCAGATGCGCGAGTAACGCCAGTAGGTCGTCCTGCTTCAAGGATGATTTGCGTATTCTTCGTTAATTTACCGAATGCTTGACGTGACATCAAGATGTTTTCCGGCATACGTCCCGTAGAAGTTTCGTACACTTCCGCCCACGCTTGTAAGTCTCCGATAACATCGTGACCAACTACGTTCCAGTCGTTACCTGCCGTCAAAGCGACTTTATGGTTCGAAGGAACTCCGAAGTCTAACGATACTTTAACTCCGTTTTTGTTGTAGTCGAAAGTACCTTTTGTGATAGCTTCCATTTTCGTAACGTCTACACGGCGTTGCATAGCTTGTACTAATTTCACAGCTTGTAACGTGATAGCGTCAATCATTGCGCCTTTTTCGCTAGATGAACGTGCTTGATTTAACGCAAGCAATTCTTCTTCTGTCGCGATGTATTTAAGACCCATCTTAGCTAGCTCGCCGCTCATAGATGCTACTGCGTCACGGTCAATAACTGGCGGCTCTGAACCGTATCCAATCATTGCTGCGATGTATTTGTTATTCTTGATTACGTCGTATGCGAACTTCGTCGAATACGTATTAACGTCCGGTAAGAAACCGTCGCCTAGTGCCGAAGTCTTGTCCGCCACTGTTTCGTCTACTAAGCCTCGTAGTGTTGGCTTTTGAAATTCTTCTAAATGCGTGATACCTGCCATCTATTCCATCTCCTCTTAATTTCTAGTTTTGTGTTAGTTTAGTACGAATTAAATATGTTTTACGAAACGAATCATCGGTGCTGCTTCGCGGAATGTCGCATTTGGAGCTGCCGGAAGTTTAGCCTCATAAACTGAACCACGGATAATTACTTCGCCTACGATTAAATCGTTCTCGCCGTCGTTTTCAAAGTCGATGTTCAATACTGCGAAGTTATCGTGTGCTGTAGCTGCTACCAATGCCGCTGCCGGTTCGAATTTACCCGAAGTCGTGTTGCGCGCAATTAGTAAGCCCAATGCGTTCTTGCCTGTCGGAAACTTAGTTGCGTCTAAAGTACCGCCTGCTTCTAAGAACTGTAAGTGCTCAGATGCTAAAATGTTCTTGCCGCCGACTAATGAAGTCGAAGCCGTTTTTAGTGTGTATGCCATTTCTTTTTCCTCCTAGTTTCTATTGGTCGTGCGTGGTCGTTACGGTCGAATACGACCTAGTTCCTTCAATCGTTGATACGAAGTCTTGCCTTTCGTGTGCAAGTCTTTCTGTGGCGGAGTGCTCTTCGGTGGGTTCGCTGCTGCCGGGTCCGCATACGCTTTCTTCGGCTGAACGTCCACTTTTAGCTCATCTAACGAAGTTTGAAGTTCTTCGACTGTAGCGCCGATTACATACTTCGCATAACGTTCGATTTGCTCCTCGCTATAACCCTCACGGATTAACATTGCGTTCTTCTTCTCGGAAA